GTTGATTCTACAGGTGTTGGTGCTGGAGTAGCACCAAGTATGAATCTTACATACAGGTTAAAGTGTAGTAAATGTGGAAAAGTTGTTGTTAATCCTCCTACACATGATGAAAAGTGCGATAACTGTGATAGTGAAGAGGCATTAAAAGTTATTTACTGTAATGCTAAGAGGGTTATGGTTGCTTCAAAGCCGACAGAAAAGACAGAGATGGGAGAATTCAGAGACTTGAGGGATCAGCTTTGGTGGGCCGTTAGGGAATGGCTGAGAACTGATTCTGGTGCTATGTTGCCTCCGAATGAGAGGCTTGTTGAGGAGTTATCTGTTCCTGAATATGAAATTCGTGGCGGCAAAGTTAAAGTTATGGATAAAAATCAGATGAGAAAAGAACTGGGCCGAAGCCCAGATGATGCTGATGCACTTTGCCTTACTTTTTCCAAAGGTCTTTCAAGACCAAGAGTCAGGTTAATATGAAAATATTTGGTTGGGAAATTAAAAAAGCTAGCACTTCAGCAAGAGGAAATAAATTCATTTCCAACTTGTTATGGCCTTGGCAACATGGAGATAATCTTACACCAGAAGCTGACTATGGTGCTTTTATGAAAGCTTATAGAGGCTGGGTGTATGTTGCTGCTACAAAGAATGCTCAAAGTGCTGCTTCTATTCCATTAAAGCTTTATGTTGGAAAACCATCAAAGAATCAGATAAAAAGCCACCCTACAAAAAAGATAACAAGAGAGAAAGAAGCATACATAAAAAGCATTCCATCCCTATCTAATCTTTCACAAGTCAAGAAAGCTGTTGAGATAGAAGAAGTTTTGGATCATCCGATACTTGAGCTTATGAGAAATGTTAATAATTTTATGAATTATTTTTCTCTATTTGAGTTGACTAATCTGTATGAAGAACTATGTGGCAATTCATATTGGTATATTGTTGAGAATAAACTGGGTGTTCCGCAAGAAATATGGCCTATGCCTCCCCAGAGCATACAGATTATACCAGACAAAACCAAATTTATAAAAGGTTATAAGTTCGTAAGGGGATGGGACCAAGTAGAGTTTTCTGAAGAGTCTGTTATCCACTTCAAGTTTCCTTCACCTACAAGTATGTATTATGGCAGAGGCCCATTGGCTGCTGTCGTTGATGCATACAATATCAGTCAGAACATCAATAAGTATGAAAACTTTGTATTCGGCAATATGGGCAGGATAGAGGGTGCTTTTGAAACAGATAATGAGTTGAGCCAATGGGAATTTGATAGGTTGAAAGAAGAGATCAACCAATCATTTAGAGGCATAGAGAATGTAGGCAAATCACCTCTTCTTGAAAAAGGTGTCAAATATAGAGCGCATGGTTTGGCCCCTAAAGATCTTAGCTTTATGCAAGGCCGTAAGGCAGTCAAGGAAGAGATTGTCAACGCCTACGGTCAATCCCTAGGGCTTTACGATAAAGACGCAACCAGGGCTAATGCAGAGGTAGCATCTTGGACTCACATGAAAGATACTATAAGGCCAAGGCTTATAAGAAAAGAAGAGAAGTTAAATGAAAAGCTAACTCCAAAATTCGATAAGAAATTATTTGTTGCTTTTGATGATCCTGTTCCTATAGATAAGGATTACAGGTTAAAAGAGAAAGAGTTGCACCTTAAGAGTGGCTATAGCAGTATAAATATGGAAAGACTTATTGATAACAAAGAAGACGTTGATTGGGGTGATATCCCAATAGTAGGAACCAACATGGCTCCTCTTGGGTCTAAACCACCTGATAGTGGTGGTAGCAATGAACCATCTGAGAATGAAGGTGAGGATATGTCTAGGTTCTTAAAGATGGGAATAGATACATTCTCAGAGAATTTGGCAAAGGCTATGATGATAAGAATGAAGGGCAAACAACAACAACCATAGGAGGTAGAGATGGAAAGATTGCCGAGACATATGGATACTCTCATAACAAGAGAGATTCCAGTGAAAGACATCGGACTGCCGAAGTGGGCCAAGACAGTAATGAAAGAACATGGCCTTAAAGAGAATGAAACTTGTCTCATTCGGAAAGGTATAACTCCCGAAGACACAAAGTTCAAGGAAAGTGAAAGGTCATCAGTTGATTACATTACAACTAAGGCCATTGATCGAGATGGTGAGATAGTGGTGCCGAATGGTGCCAATCTGGATCATTACCGGAAAAACCCAGTTGTTCTGTTTGGTCACGATTATAAATCTTTACCTATTGGCAAATCCCTTTGGATAAAAGCTGATGAAAGAGGCTTAATTTCAAAGACTCAATATGCCAAACATCAAAAAGCTGATGATATCTATCAATACAGAAAAGATGGATTCCCTATGGCAAAGAGTATTGGCTTTATACCGTTGAAAGTTGTTGAAGAGGCAGATTTCGGGAAGCTTGATTTGAAAGCACTTGATCTTACTGAAGATGATCTAAAAGGTGCCTCTAGAATATTCCCTGAGTGGCTTATGCTTGAGTATAGCGATGTTCCGGTGCCGTCTAATCCTGAAGCTTTACAATTGGCTATCAGCAAAGGCATCATAACCATGGAAGAAGCAAAATCTGCCTCAGACAATAAAGCTTTTGTGCTTGAAATAATTGAGCCAGAAGAAAAAGGCATTACAGTTGAAGCTTCTGATTCTGAAGGGAACACAGTAACAGTTTGGGCTGATGGTAATGATTCTGCCCCTGGCGACACCAATGATGTTGATGGAGATGTTAAAATTGAGACAGCAGAAGCCTTTGAAAAGAAAAAGATGCTTGAAGAAAGATATGGGCAAAAAGCAGTTGAAAAAGTTGTCTTTGAGTTTGCTGAGGAACAAAAAGATGAAGTGGTTGAGGCCAAAGAAATAGATTTCAAGCCAATGACATTCAAAGCTGTCGAAGGAGTAACTGAAAGGTGGAATACTTCATTTGGTAAAGAATTCGATGTGGCTGAGGTTGAAGTGCCTCCATCTACTGTTGTATATGATATGGCAGCCAAGTGGCTTGAATGTAAGATAAGGGAGATTTTTGTTTGTGGCGATAGCATCCCTTCTCCTGCCATGGGCACATATCTAACTGGATTGGATAAATCGCTGGAAGAGTTCGACATAATTGCTTCTAGGAATTTTATGCGTGATGGTTCAGAGAGTCCTTTAAGATACAGTGTTATTCAACTTACATCAGAAAAAAGCAACGACTTTCTTATAAGTGGCATGGAATTTTATAAGAAAGATGACGAAAAGATCATCGTAAAGAGAAGTCCAACTTTTTATGGCATAGAGATTACTGCTTATTCTTCTATTAAAGATAGGCCTGTCAGCCTGAAAGTCTTATCAGATACAAGGAAGTGGGCTAAAGAGAATAACTTTCTCAAAGGTGAAAGTTTCTCATTGAGTGGGGAATTTATTAATAAATCTGATGATAGCTGGAGTTCTTTGTTCTTAAGTGAGAAAAATGAAAGAGCTATAAAGCGCTCAGCAGCTATCATTAACCAAAAAGGCTTGGAGATGGCCAATAGAGGTGTAATCCTCATGGGGCCTCCAGGCACAGGCAAAACGCTCAGTGGCAGGATAATTCGTAATTCTGCCCAAACCACATTCATATGGGTCAGTGCTAGGGATTTTGTTTATGCTGGTTCAGTTGGAGGCATAAAGTACAGTTTTGAATTGGCCAAAGAGCTTGCTCCTTCTATCTTGTTTATAGAGGATATTGATAATTGGTTAGGCCCACATGCTACTGATTTGATGAAAACAGAGATGGATGGGTTGACTAAGAGCAAAGGTGTGTTGACCATTTTGACTTCTAATTATCCAGAACTGTTGCCACCTGCTTTAATTGATAGGCCAGGCAGATTTCACGATATACTGAACTTCTCTTTGCCTGATTCAGGCATTAGAACGAGAATGCTGAAGGCATGGGCATCTGATATTCAAGAAAAAACTCTTGATGATGTTGCAAAAGACACTTCTGGACTTAGCGGTGCTCATCTGTACGAGCTTGTTGCTTTCGCAAAGACAATCATGGAAGAAAGCGAAATAACAATAGACGATGCTTTAATAATCAGTCTTGCTAAGATTAAAGAGCAGAGAGAGCTTATAAATGAGTTACAAGGCAAGAAAGAAGTTGATCTTAACAAGTTTGTAGCCACAATTGATACACTTGATGATATGAAATATTTTGACCCAACAGAAAAAGCAGGAAGAGTTCTCTCAAAGAAAACTCGATCAATCATGTCCGGTGCAATCGAAAGCATGAAGAATGTAACAGACGCACTTAATGGCCTTATGGATAGCACTGATGCTAATCTTGAGGAAGTCGGAGAAATCATAGACGGTGAAGAAAAGGTTGTTGAAAAGGTTGTTGAAAAGGTTGTTGAAAAAGTAGTTTTGGAAATAGCTGAAACACCTGATGAGGAATTTGAATTTCCAAATTTAGATGAAGCTTCAATAAAAAGCGCAATTGTAGATACAATTTCTGGGATCCTGAGAAGCCAGGGAAAAGTA